CGGTGAACCACACTAGCATGTACGGTCAAACTAATAGCAGAGTCGGGAGCAGTAGCACTAGCAACCAGCGTCTGGAACCCGTCGCCGTGGAATCTTGAACCAGCCATTTAAGCCTCCTAATCACCCGTTGTAAATATAGTCCAGTCTAGCCAGTCGCCACCTGTCTCAAACGCGACATAAAAGTTTGAGAATAAGACGTTACCCGGCTCATTATTTTGTCCTATGTTAGATAAGTCCCATGTCACGGATTTACCTGGCGATATCTCTTTGCCGTTAGTAGTAGAAACACCGCTCTTACCTACATACAAATTGCCTTTATTGCTTTCACGAGCCGACCACTCAATCATACGTGCATGAGTGCCAGCAGTTGTGATACGTCCAGGCGTACTCGTTGAACCTGTATCGATATCTAACCGCATTACTCACCCAACTTATGCTCGTCTAGCTCATACGTTCGCAATTCATCCCAACCTGCAAACTCATCTAAGCTATCCTCCGTCTGGAGAATATAACCTAGACCTCTAAGTGTGTCCACAACATCATAACGACGCATATTGCCTATTTTATCTAAATCTCTAACTTCGATAAGTAAGGCTTTAATATCCTTAAGTAGCTGTTTGTCACTCGAAGTACTAGTTATATTTGCCATAAAAAAGAGGGCCGGGACCACACTTAGCAGCGCCGACCCTCATCGATTTCCTATAAGATTATTTTAGGTTATGTCACTGGTAGAGAACTCTGCCCACTTTAACGACCAGAGAACTTCCTCATCAACGTTATTAACCTGTACGAATACTAGGAGAGCAGCAGGCCCAATAAGACACGGGGCCAAATTGTTCTTCGCCGACCAATAGAGCGGCTGATTGACACGAATCGAGGTATCAACTGAGCCGTACCAAATAGTATCATCGTCAGTATTACTTGAAGCGACAATTTGAGTACCACCTTGATATGCTGATGTGCTTGACGTATTAGGGTCGTCCTTGCGCATATTAAGTGGAGTTATAGACGCACCACCAGAGGAATACCGTGTGCCATCATCTGTACTCATACGTACTATAGGCCAGTCACCTGTAGTACCAGTACCTTCTGGCATGAGGGTAAGTTCTAACGGTATAATCGTAGTACCCGAAGGGACATCAACGAGTATCGAAGGGTTTATGTTATTCGAGCCAGGACCAGTTTCACCTAATAGGTCGCCAGCTTCTTGCACCGAACTGGATATATTATATACCCGCCCGTCAAGAACTAATTGAGTAAACCAGTCAGGAGTTACAATTTCGCCGCGAGGGTTAGCTCGCACGCCTACGAATTGATTTTCAGCCTGTGGACTATAACTATCTTGCTGTACTACAGCGCGCATTTCTGCCATTTCATTCCTCTATATCTTGTGGAATTGGAGCCGTTTAGAGGACTCCAGTATTTAAGTAGTCCTACGACCTCTTACATCTATAAAGTCTACTTGTAGATTACGGTCAAGGGTTCCAGTTCGTAGTTGGATAAACATCCAGGGAACTAGGGCGACAGTAGAAGAGATATATTCTGCATTCCATCCCGAATCATAGGTCATATTTCCATCGGCATTTAATCGTAAGAAACGTACCGCCGCTTCGTTATTAGTAGAGTCATCTTCTCGAACAGCGACTACCATTGTTTCGAAGGTCCCGGCAACGGGAGCAATACCTGGAGAAATAGTAGTTTTGGCGGAGCCTGAATTTACAGCCAAGCCTTCCCAGTTAGCATTATCGTCCGTATCGAGTACCCATCCACAAAAGTCAGTTGCCGTGAACGAAGGAGTTGCCTTTACATTGACAGCACCAGCGTCGTCAGTTGCGTCAGTCAATCCAAGCTCTACTTTTACCGTAGCTAGAGCATCAATTGATACTCGAAAGGCGACGACGACGTTACGGTCACCCCTGAAAGCCAGTTCTGGAAGGGATATACCACCATATTCATTATCGGCACCGGCACCATCGCTCGCCCTTATCTCAGCAACACCGTTCGCTTGGTTAGCAAGGATACCAATCGCACCATCAACACCAGTTTTGACTTCGTAAAGGCCCGGCGTTGCGCCTGACCCACGAATCTCATCACCTAAGAAGTCATCGAAGTAATGTACTACATCCCAGGTCAAGTTCTCCAGGAATGGATAAGTACCGTCGCGTCCACCTTTGACACGTTTAAGCGCCTCGCGAGTTCTAAGTATCTGTATTTGGTCAGCCATATTACCTCTTAAGAGACTAGTTACCTGTTTTCGTCAGTCCTTCGGGAATCTCTAATACCAAAGGAGTGGGTGTGCTTGCCATTTGAAAGATGCCCGCGACGCGGTGGTTCTTCTTCTCAATGAGCTTCACGTTGGAATCAATATTGTAAGCATCTTCACCCTCAAAGACTCTAATCTTACTAATAAGGTCCCAACCTTTCTTCTTCATTGCCTCGATAAAACGCTCGCATCTTTCTTTAGCGATAGACTTGAAATGTCCACTATCAAACTCGCAGTCGTAGGGCACATGGAAGCTTGCAGTAAAGCAGCGCCGAGGGTCATCCTTTCTCTTAGCATACTTCTTATTAATCGCTTCGATATCGAGACGAAATTCAGGCTCACCATCTGCAATCTTATAGGCCATTAGGCGGCTTTATACAACTTAAGTTCGTTTTCCATTACGCCATCTTCCCCGTTCTTTCCTCTACCAAGGAAGGGAAAGTATACGTTTATCTTCATCAAATCATCTTTCCTACGTCGATACATAGGTCGGACTACAACTCCAAGGATTTCATCCGTCTCTTCGACCAGCTTGGCAGTGATGTAAGAATCTCGCTTCTCACCTAGCACCAACTCTACAATATCATCAGAACGATAGCCGCCTTTCCGATTCTGAGGGTCGATGGTCTTGCGCCCCGAGGTAGCCTCGCCAGCCTTCAACTTACTAATCAATTGTTCAGGAGATTCCACCAAAGGTAAACCTTTTGATGTATTCTCTAAACTTATTACCTTATCCGAGAGTGCGTCAATCCTACTAAGTGCTTGCCTCAGTAAATCTTCAACACTCTCAGGTGCTACTATGTCCGATGATTTCTCATCTATATCCGCAGCTTTAACCATGCTACCTCTTTCTACCTCTAGGCTTACGTCTAGGTGTGAGTCTAGGTTTTAATCTAGGTTTTATCTTATGTGGGTCCCCTTTAGGGCCATGACTAGGCATTATACACCCTGCATATATACGCCGTGGTCGTCACGAACTTCACTGGAACCATGTACTTGTTCAATAACTACCTTGTCAGCGATGTAATCAATATCAAAGTCACTGTACGCTTTCGGCATTTGTTGTACAATCAGAGCAACAGCTTCTCTGTGGAAGAAAGCATTGTCGTGCCCAACAGTATTACTGCCTTCGACGTTAGTTGATTTGAAGATGGGAATGTCAAGGAAAGAAGTCACATAAGCCTTATCTACGCCGGGCTTACCGCTCAACTGACCCTGCAACCTACTGTAATCGTTGTGTACGAAACGGTCTAGTTTCAGGAAAGCGAGAGCTTGCGCAGGAGAAACGACCATGTTCCTATCTTCTTGAGGAGCATTGGCGTCATCGAGATATTGAATCGCTCGAAGGATATCGTCATCGGTCAAGTCAACTAATTGAGTCCCAACTGAGTTAGAGAAGTTATCAGGGTATCCAGCAAGTACGTCATCAATCGAAAGTCCCAACGAGAACCCCATCTTACCGGCATAAGCGGCCATGAGGTCACGGTCAGTCTGCAATTTAGCAATGGATTCAATAGCCATCGCTTGGTAATCATGTGTAGTAACCGTAATAGTTACACCTTCAGTAGCAGTACCGCCGTCTTGTACATTAGTTTCAGTAACGGTTACGTAGGTGATGGCAGCATTTATACCCTTAGAACGAGCCGCGCCTAAATTAGAAATCGAAGGGACGTGAACGGTATCGCCAACACTAAGGTCAGCACCATATCTCATATCAACCAGACCGCCAAATACAAGTGCATCCTCACGAGCAACGACAGCAAGGCCGCTCCATATCTCAGGGATGAATACGTCGGCGGTTGTTC